GTGAACAATTTACATCTCTATATCTACAATTGTAAGTTTTCTAAAGGAGAGATCACTGTTCCTCAAGATGGTTGGATAACAGAAGACCTTGACTTTATTGGTTCTTCTATTGCTGTTGTAGAAACTTAAGGTTTAAATAACAATCAAAGATAAGATAGAAGGTGGTGAGAGAAGAATGGCGACATATAAAGGTTGGAATGCTAAAATCTACAAGGATGGACTGTTGATAGGACACTGTGATTCAGCATCAGTAGAAATAGCCACTAACCTAGAAGCCTACTATGAAATAGGCTCCAGAGTACCAACTGATCTAGTTGCTGGTAATCAAGAAGTCACTGGCTCCCTCTCAAAGGCTTGGGTCAACAAGGACTATCTACAACTAGTTGCTGGTACAGGAACACTCTCTGAATTTGATCTTTGCTTTGAAGTTGAAAATGGACCAAAAATCTATTGCTACGACTGTAAGTTTGAGAGAGGAGCAGTGGACATTCCACAAGACGGTTGGTTGAAAGAAGACTTTGACTTCAGGGCAAAATCAGTAGCAGTCCTCTAGAAGGATTAGTACCCTAAGTAAAGGGTTTAATCCGAATCTCCAAGAAGGAGGTGTTTCGGTATGAGTGAAGAAATTAAAGAGTTTGCTGAAGCAGCTGACTTGCTAGCTCCAGATGAAACTAAAGAAGTGACTCTGAAGACTATAAAGAAGAAAGTCAAGATAAGACAACTGACATTTGGTGAAATAGCTGACATAGCTAAAGTATCACAGAATGATCTAGAACAGTATGTTTGGGTAGTCTACAAAGGACTAGTAGAACCAAAACTGAAAGTAGATCAAGTCAGAAAGATGGCTCCACTGACTCTAGTTGAACTAGCCTATCATATTCAGAAGTATTCAGGACTAGACCAAGACTCTATCAAGAAACTAGAAAATTTATTGAAAACAAATATCTCTTTACAGCCTTCCAAGTAATGTACTACATGAAGTGGACTTTAGAAGACTTAAAGAAACTGAGAATGCCTCAATACATTTGGATAGTGAAGTCACTAGAGAAACAGAAACGGATGGAGGCAAGAGCATTAAGAGGTAAAAAGTAAGATGACATTAAGATCAAATGTAATAGTAGGCTTTGAAGTTGCAGGAAGACCACTGCAATGGTTAGAGAAGACTCTTGACCGTTTTGGCATGAGAATGCGACTGACAGCCAGAGACCTACTAAGATTAGGTGGCACTATTTCCTCTTATTTCTCTAGAGTTGAATCAATTTGGTTAAGATTTCTACGTCTAGGAGATGTTTTTGCTGGAGGAATGGAAGAAGTAGAATGGGTACTAGGAGATTTAGCTGATGTAGTGGGAGAAGCATTAGAACCTGCTCTTGAATTCTTAGCTGATATACTGGAAAATGTAGTAGACTATGCTGAAGAAAATCCATGGTTACAATGGGCTATTATTCTACCACTTATAATTGCTTTAGTAGGTAAGTTAGCAGCTGGAATACTTAGGATGGTAGGTACTATCAAACTAGCTGCAGGAACATTGATGACATGGCACCGGGAAGCACTAGGCTTTGTTGATGGTATCAGATATGTCACTATAGCTTTGACAGAAGGAAAAGAAGCAGCTGATAAATGGTTAGTTACCACAGGAAAACTTCAAAGAATGATAGCTGAAGAGAGAGACAGATTCTTCCAACTTAGAGAGGCATTAGCTGACAAGATACAAGTTACACGACAGAACATCAGTTTTATTGACAAAGAAATAGCTTCAAGAAAACGAAATATAGCACAGATAGATCAACAGATAAATGCTCTTACAGGATTATTGGGAACAAGTCCTGAAGTGATTGAAAGAATAGAGGAACTGACAGCTAAAAGAGAAAAAGAAACGACAGCTTTAGAGAAACTTCAGGCAAGAAGAGATAGAGAAGTCAAGAAGCTTTACAAGTATCAAGATCAATTGATTGAAGTTGAAGGAGAAATAACCTCTATTAACAAGTTAACTAAAGAATATGCTAAACAGTCAAAGAAACAAGAGAAAGGAGTCAGAGGAGTATTTACAACCGTAAAGAAAGGACTCAAACCAATGGCTAAGTGGGCTGCTATAGGAACTTCATTAATAGGACTTGCTTTTGGACTGTTTCTTGCATGGGAACCATTACAAGATCTATTTGAAGTTGTGACTGACATTCTATATGACTTACTTTCTCCATTAGAACCAATAATAGAAAGTTTTGCAGACTGGTTAGAAGAGAATCCTGATCTAGCTAAGGCACTTATACTCTTGATACTGCTCTTGCCTGCTGTATTTCTAGGAATGAAAGTTCTAGGAAAAGTGGGAGGAATACTAGGGAAAGTATTTGGTAAGTTAGGTGATATCTTAGGAAAAGTAACATCTCCATTTGGTAAACTGGAACAAGGAACATGGAAGACATACTTGGCTGAAGCAGCATTGATAGGAGCAGTAGCTGCACTTATCTTTTCACTGGCTTACTTCTTCACTTCACTTATGAAGACTGGTGTGGGACTGTGGGAAGCAGTAGGTGCTCTGTCAGCTGTCTTTGCTGCTATCTTAGGATTCTTAGGTGGACTAGTGTTACTAGCTAGAGGACTAAGTACAGTATCTTCACAAGTGTGGATGGGAATAGCTGCTCTAGCTGCTCTAGTGGGAATAGTTACTCTTCTAACTTGGGCTTTCACTATGTTGCTTCAACCACTGACACAGATAGAAGGAGGAATAGCTGCATTGTGGAACTTAGTAGGAGCATTACTGGCACTGTTAGCTGGATGCACAATTTTGATAGCTGTTCTAGGTGCTCTAGGTCCTCTAGCTCTACTAGGAGCAATGGCATTCTTGATGTTAGGTGCAGCTGTCTTAATGGCAGGAACAGGATTCTATCTTGCTGGAATGGGTGCACAATTACTGGCTCAAGCAATAGGTTTCTTGATTGACAAATTGGTTGAAAGTATAAGTGTACTACCACAAGCTGTAGCACTCTTATTTGGTCTTGGTGCTGGACTTATGGCAGTTGGTATGGGAGGACTAGTAGCTCTTGCAGGACTAATGGCTGCATTCATGGGATTTACAATGTTCTCTACAGCAATTGCAATGACAGCAGGAGCTTTGTACATGTTAGCAGGAGCAATTTCTGCTGTAGCTGCTGCTCTTAGAGCTGTACCTGACTGGGCAAGAGGAATAGTAGGAGGTTTCTTAGGTGGTCTTGCTTCTATAGGTAGAGCTATTGGAGGAATGTTTGGCATACCAGGAGCACAAAGAGGTGGTATAGTGGAAAGAGCAGGAATTGTCTATGTACATCCTGGAGAATTAATAGTACCAGCTAGAGTGACACCTGAAGTAGGAGGAGAATATCACAATACTTTCTTCATCACAGCTTACATCAGAGGAGAAGAAGACATTAGAGCATTAGCTGAAGAAATCAATAAATTGCAAGCAGCAAAGATAGGGAGGACTGTCTAATGGTAAAGTTAATAGAATACATTTGGGATCCAGACCAACATAAGTATGTTTCCTCAGGGAACACTTTCACTTTTGATCCTCCTCCTTCATCTATTCAAAAGAATGTCAAGTGTGAATGGCGTGTAAAGCACATTGGAAAGAATGAACTTAAGAAGTTCAAGTGGAGATACAGAAGAACTTCAGCTATTAAGTTGAGAGGAGTCTTACATTCAGAAAGTGACAGACTTACTCTAGAAACTTTAGGTACAAGAAATGCTCTCTTCAAATTAGAGATAGACTTTCAAGAACCAAAGAGTGCAGGAGAAGACATTGGTTCTGCTTATCCTCCAACTGGAAGATATGGATACTTCATCATAACAGAGATGGTCTTTCAAGGAGTACCAGGACAGAATGATATTCAATATGAAATAACACTAGAAAGAGTTAGAGAAGATCAGGTGGGCTAAAATGCAATATCAAGTGATCATCAAAGACAAAAACACTGGTTCAACACTTTACACTATCGATGAAGTGAAAATTGAATATGTTGAGATAGAACTGAATCTGTCTGACTTGTCTAGATTTCATATCAAGGTATTGAATGATCCTCCAATGGACATTGAAGAAGGAGATCTACTGTACTTCCAAATACAAAACATTGGTACAGGACTAAAAACTGTCATAGGAGGAGAAATCTTAAGAGCAAAGAAAGTAATTGATGAAGGAGAGAACTACCTTGAATTAGAAGGTGAAGATTTCTCTGCTCTATTGCAGTACAAAACAATAACTTCTGCATGGGAAGACACAGATGCAACAGACATTGTTCTTGATGTTCTTTCTCAGTTTCCTGAAATAACAACTGGAACTTATGAGAGTGCAGGAACTATCTCTTATTCATGTACAGAAAAGACAGGTTTAGAAGTTCTCCAAGATCTACACAATTACACTGGTTTTGAATTCTATGTTACACCCAACAAAGAACTCAAATGGTTTGATCCAAACGAACATACTGGGACGACACTTACTCTGTCTGATCTAGAAAACTATGAATGTTATGAAGAAGCACATAACATCGTAAACTTTGTTAAAGTTGTAGGAGATTATAGGAGTCCTTATCCGGAAAATGAAGCAGCTACAGAAAGTGACACTTCCAATTGGACTAGTAAAAATGGAAAGACAATTGAGTTAGTGAATTCTGGTGGATTAACTCCTAAAGTTGGTGACTACTGTCTAAGAGTAGGACCTTATTCTGGTGATGCCTCTGATGAAATTGTGTATGATTTGGGAGGAACTCTTGATCTTACTAAACCTGGTTGTTACAAGAAGATCGAAGCTTTCTATGGATTTGACTTTGAAGGAAAACAGAATCTCACTACTACAATGAAAATAAGATTGTACACAGATGACAGCAACTACTTTGAAACACCTTTTGGTGGACATTGGGGTATTAACATCACTAAGTATTGGGAGAAGAAAACAGCTAAAGTAGGTCCTAGAAGAGGAGTCTGGTATGTCTATGGAAGTCCAGACTGGTCACAAATAACAAAAGTTGGTTTCTATTTTGAACTAAGTGGTTATTCAGATACTTGGTATTTCTATTTGGATGGTTTCCAATTTACAGGAGGACAGTATAATGCAACTGCATCAGATCAGACTTCACAGAATACATGGGGTCTAAGAAAAGCCAAGACTGTCAAAGACAACTCTCTAACTTCTGATGAAATGTGTCAAGAAGTAGCAAATGCTATTATTGCTAACTTCAAAGATCCAGTACCTGTGTTGGATAACCTAGAACTGTCAGAAGGAAATGAAACATTAGAACTAGGAAAACTGATTGATGTCCAAATACCAGAAGGAACATTCACTGACAAGAAAATAGTAAAGATCGTTCACAAGATAGATGATGGTGACTTTATTACAACTCTTTCTCTTGAGAATCCACCTAAGACAATTAATGAATTGGTTGACAGTCTGAAACATAGAATTGAACATGAAGAGACTGAACCAATAATAGAAGAAGAACCTAGTCCTTCAGGAACAGAATATCATCCACCTCCTGACATGAGTGAAGCTGTAGATACAAGTCCTGATCCACCAAGTTTCACTTGTGCTAATATTTCAGTTGTAAGAGCAGAATCAGAGATAGAGACTAAAGTAGCAATACAAGTATCTATCCCAAGAGTAGAAGAAGCAGGAGGCTATCTAGTAGATTACAGAAGAACAGATGAACCTGAGTGGAGAAGCATTATAGTTGAACAACCTTCAGCTGGTCCAGCTACTGTTCTTATTTCTGATGTAGAACTAGGGAAAGACTATGAAGTACATGTTGCATCACTTTCAAAGTTAGGTACAGCATCTAATTTTGTACCAGATCCACCATGTGTAGTAACAATAGAAGCAGACACTGTTCCTCCTCCTGCTCCAAGTACTATTAATGCATATGAACTGTTCAATGGAATTCTCTTAGAATGGCCTGAAGTAACTGCTGCTGACTTGAAATGTTACAATGTCTTGCATAACACTATTAATGACTTGAGTTCTGCTTCAACTATTGCAAAGATAGATGCTACAACTTACTTGTGGAAAGTACAAGATCCTAGCACTGATTATGCTGAACAATATTTCTGGGTATCAGCTGAAGACATCTATGGAAATGAGAGTGACAAGACTGGACCAGCAAAAGGAACACCTGCAAGAGCTAAACCTATTGATCTAACTATAGAAACAAGACCATGGACTTCTGACATAGGAATAATTGAAGACCATAGAACTTTTGGTAAATTCTACTATGGAAGTTCTCCAATATACTATGATGTCTCTCCTGACACAATCACAGTTGGTTCAAACACTTACAATCAGTTTGTAAATTATGAACCTGATTCTTCTGCCAATGTCGTTCATACTAGATCTAGCAGCACTTCTTATTACACTACTTATTGGGGTGTACGAGTATTCAAAGTAGACTCCTCAGGCAATGAGTCAGAAATAACTGATGGGAACCCTGTTGCAATTGTATCAAGAACTTCTGATGGAGAAGGTGTTCAAACTACTACATGGTCATTTCCTGGTTGTACTCTTGATCCAACTGACAGAATTTGCATAAAATACTATTCTAGAATAGGCACATCTGACTGGGTAGAAAAACTTAACGTTGTGACTCCTGAATTAGGAGTTTCAAGTCTTCCCGCTCAGTTATGGAGATTCAAATACTACACGAAAAGATTAACTCTGTACTTTGATCAATACTACACTAACAATTATCTTTTCTTTGGAAAAGACAAGAACACTAGTTTTCTTGGTTTAGCTGATGGTTTCATTAAGTTTGCAGATGGTTCTAGTAAGTCAATTCTAAGAGACACTGATGGCACTAAATTGACTTCATCAGTAGAAGGAGTTCACTATGTTTATTGGGAAGATGGTGTTTCAGACTTACAATGGTCAACAGATTATTCAGACGCAGTTGGAGAAGGTAAAGGTTTAATTGCAATAATAGATAGAAAGACTTCCGAACCTTCTTCTATACTTCCTTTCAATACTTACAAACCAACTATAAGTGCAGGTGTAATAGCTGCCAAAAGTATTTTAGCTGAACATATACGAGCCAATCAGATAACAGCAGATCATATAGTAACAGGTGCTATTCACAGTGATCATATTGCAGCAGGACAAATAAAAAGTGATCATATTGCCACAAGTCAGATTGAAGCTAAACACATTAAAGCAGGAGAAATAACAGCTGAAAAGTTAACTGTTGGCTTTGCCAACTACTTACCAGATGGTGATTTTGAAATAGGAGATCTTTCCAAAGAATGGCAAGTAGAAACTGGTTCTGCAAGTCTAGACACATATGCTTATTCAGGAAATTATTCACTAAAAGTAACAGCTGATTATTACAATTCCGACACAGGAAACTATGAGGGACGAGTTCACAGTAGAACTTATATTCCATGTATCGGTGGGGAACGATTTTATATACGAGCTAGATTAGACACAACCAACAATGCAAAAGCAAGAATAGAAATAGCCTTCTATGATCAAAACAAAAGTTATATTTCTTCAACTACTGCAATCTCACTTCCCTTTACAGGAATTGATTGGACAGAAGGAAAAGTCTCATTTACTGCACCAGACAATGCCTCTTACTTTAGAGTCTACTGTATTGCATTTGAAAGTAGTAGTGGAGTGAGTGCTAATTTTGATGATATTTATATCAGGAAACAAATCTTCACAGAAGATATAGATGATGATGCTATAGTAGCAAGTAAAATCGCAGCAGGAGAAGTCAAGACAGAACATATTAGATTCAGTGGTACTCAACCTTCTCAAGTTGAAGCAGGAATGTTATGGTATGATTCTTCAGAACATCTGATAAAATTTGCAGAAGGCCCTAATGCAACTGATTGGTATTACATTCCCAAATATCCACTTTATGAATCTATGGCACCTCAAGAAAACTTCATACCAAATCAAAGTTTTGAGTATGATAGAGATGGTGATGGACAACCAGATTATTGGGAACATCACTGGGATGAAGGAGGATCACCAACTTATGATTATGTTTCCGACCATACAAGAAAGGGAGGCAAAGCTGTCAAAACAACATGTGACGTAGGTGAAAAGGCAGGTTGGATATCCACAGTCTATATTCCCGTCGCTGAAGGACAGAAATACTATGCCTCGGTCTGGATCTATTCTGGAAGTGCGAATGCTAGTGGAACAGTCTATTTATTGGCTGAATGTTATGATGCAGAGAAAAATTGGATCAACTACGTAAATTTCGCATCAACAAGTCCTCCAGTAAGCAGTTGGAAACAAGTGAGCGGTGTAGCAACTATTCCAACTAACACACGATATATAAGACTAGCATTCAAACATGTAAATGAAGATGGTACAAACACAAAATCTGTTTGGTGGGATGACGTAACTCTAAGTGAACTAAGAATGTTACCAGCTTCAGCCTACAGCTCTTCCAGTAGCGAACTGACTAATATGCTCGAAGGTCAACATACGTTACTAAGCAAAACAGTGTATTGCAATGAAGAATCTTACCTTTGGATTATTGCAATATTCAAAAGAAAGAATCAAACTACTCAAGTCAGTTTCTTCTTTAAAGTCGACGGGAATGTAAAAGGTCTTACTTGGCCAGTCCTTAGTGAATCCTCTGATTACGTGACTGATTGCATCCAAGCCCTAGTTCCAGTATCAAAAGGCGATCACACTGTAGAATTAATCTGTTCAGTTGGGTCCTCACCAGCAGCAGCCTCGGTGTATCACAGGTACATGGTAATTCAAGTCCTAAGACAAATTTCTGCTTAAAGAAAAACTTAAAAATCTTAGAGTCTTTAATCACATTCGGGTGAAGAGACTTGGAAGATGACATCAGAGAAATCTTACAAAGGTTGACAAGAATAGAAAGTAAGATGGAAGAAGTCTCACATCAATTCGAAAGAATAGACAAACGACTAGATAGAATAAATTCAGAAATGGGTTCTCTTGATTCAAGAATGGATGGACTGGACAGGAAGTTTGTGGCACAAGAAGAGAGATACAACAGAATGATATTCATCTGGAAAGTAGCAACAATGTTCCTTGCACCTATAATCACAACACTTATAATCTATGTCATTCAAAGTCTTTTGTAAGGTGGAATACATGGATCCAGTTGTAGAAGAAATCTTCAAGAAACACTGGAAGAAATTGAAGAAACTCCCCAATGTTATTGGTTTTGATGGTAAGTTGAGACCAAGAGAAAGAAACAAACAACTTGTACCTGGCACTCAAGTCTTCAGAGTTTATGTTTCTAAGAAAGTGCCCATTCATCAATTGAAAGACTCTGAAATAATACCTAGGAAATTGAAAGCGTCAAATTGTGAAGTTGAAGTTGACGTGGTAGAGATAGGAGAGATAAAAGCTTTGTCATTAAACAAACAAAGACACAGACCTGTTAAAGGTGGAATTTCAACCATGCACTATCAAGGTACTGCATGTACATTGAATGGTTTCTTTCGTGACAAAGAAACAGGGAAAATCTTAGTAGCATCCAACAATCATTGTTATGCAATGGAGAATAAAGCTAAGAAAGGAGATCCAGTATTACAACCTGCTCCTTATGATGGTGGAATACTAGGGAAAGACAACATTGGAAGATATTACAAATGTGTTGAAATAAAGTTCAATGAATTCACTTGCCCTGTAAGAAACTTCTTCCATAGAATTTATCGTTTCTTCAAACGTGAACAACCTACTAACAAAGTAGACATTGCATTTGCTGAATTAGATGTTGACTATGAAGTAGCTGCCACTTATATTCAAAATGCTTACAAAGGGAAACGTCTACCAGAAGAAGGAGAACAAGTACAAAAGACAGGAAGAACTACTGAACATACTGTAGGTGAAGTAGTTTCTCTACATTGGAATGGTCAAGTACAATACTCAAGAGGCATTGCCTTCTTCGTTGACTGTATACTCATCAAAGGACATCATTTCTCTCAAGGAGGAGACAGTGGTTCTCCTGTCTTTGACATGGAAGGAAACTACATAGGAGCATTATTTGCTGGAAGTGATGAGTACACTATTGTCTGTAAAGTGACAAACATTGAAGAGGAAGCAGAAGTAGAATTAATAACGGAAGAGGAGAAATGAAAGGAAGAAGAATAAGAATTGTAGCCCACATTCTCTTCAACTTAGGATTTGTCACATTATTCTGGGGTGCATTTGAATTTGCATTTGAATTGGGTGTACCTGTATGGTCTGGAACATTTGGTTTTCCTATTCCTCATCATTATATTGTTGGTGCAATTATAGCTTACATAGGATATTTGATGTTAACATTTAAAAGAGGGAAGAAAGAAAATAGAAAGAGGTGAAGAAAGAATGGCACAAGCTGGAGTACCTGAAAAAGACAAGCCATTCATACTGGCTTTGATATCTGCAGGTGTGACTATTTTGAATATTGCAATTATGGCCTATGGAGCATTGACAGGAAATCAAGAAATGGTAACGTCTGCTATGGAGTCATTGAAATTCACATTTCCACTGACTACAATGGCATGGACATTCTACTTCAAGGCCAAGAGTTAGAGGTACAACAAATGGATTGACTAGAAATCATAATTGCCTATATAGCCTATTTCTTTTTCAAAGTGTTCTCTATATTCAAGAGAAGAAGAAAAGAGTAGTTTAGTCCCATAGCCAGAAAGCTACAATAACTAACATTAGACCTATCATGATCCAAGCACAGAACATTACATAGGCTTCAGTGTTCAACATGTACCAGAAAGGCAATACTTCAATAACTTTCTTGTCTGCCCAGACATAAGGAGCACATAACAAGTCTAGTTGCCACAGTCCTATCCAGAAGAGAGAAAGACCAAGTAACAAGAGAACTATTTCTTTAGTGTGTTTCTTTATCTTCTGAATGACATATCTCAATTTCATCTTTATTCACCACTACATTTCTTTGATGAGGCTGTAAATAAACCATCCTAAGACAAGAATGAGACCAAAGAAACTAATGAAGTTCAGGAATAACAAAGTGTCATAAGCTTCACCAACTGTTGTCTTCCACAACCAACACTGGAAATAGTCATCAGCATATCTGCCTATAGGATGACACCATCCTGGTTCCCATACTGGTCTTACACATATCAGATCCAATTGCCAAATAGCAAACTGATGAACTACAATGCAAAGTGCTACTAAGACAAATACCCATACCAATTGTTTCCTGTATTTCTTAGCAAATGCACGCAACTTCAACTTTCTATCCCTCTTTCTATTTCTTTCTTTTCACCCATTTTAATTCTTCTATAATGCACATTTTCTACTAGACCAAACTTCTTTAGAATTCTGAGAACAAAAGAGGCTTGGTGTTGTTGATACTTCAATGGATATTCACCTTCAATACAGTACAGTCTTCCATTAGTCTTTGAAATTAGGACAAGAGGTTTGTTGTCATATTGCACACCAATGAATGAAGGAGTCTCAAAGACATTGACTGTTCCTTTGATGTTCAGAAGACCATACAAAGTCTTGAGTGTTGAAGCTGTGAGTTTCTCTGTCTTGATTCTACTGTAACTGATAACTTCTGCTCTGTTTCTATGATACTGTACTGGTTGTACTTCAACAATTCTCCATTCTCTATTCTCTTGACTAACACAACAACTGTCAAAACCCAGATAGGTTTTAGATATACTGTCCCAGATAGGACAAGACGTTATTAATTCCCTCCATCTTCAGGAGAGTTCACCTGATAGTGATCCTCTCCTGTTATGACTTTCAACAGTCCCTCCTCCAAAGATATTTTAGGTTTCCAACCTAATTTTCTTATCTTGTTGTCTTCTTTTATTTCTTTCCTTTCCCAGTTGACAGGTGGTTCTGCATCAGTTAATATGACAGGTTTGAAACCATACATTAGTTGTCCTATTAGCAGTCCAAGTTCATAAATTGTCAGTTGATGATTTGTTCCTACCTCATATATTTCTCCCACTTCTCCTTTTTCCATGACTGTTATTAGAGCTTCAACTGCATCAGTGATGTATACAAAGTCTCTTACATCAAGTCCAGTTCCTCTGATGTGTAACACATTTGGATTTCTTCTAAGTTTCTCTATGAAGTCAGGAATGACAAAACCTAGTCTCTGTCCTGGTCCATAAACATTCCAGAATCTGACAATACTTGCATTCAACTTACGTTTCTTGACTGCTGAAAGAATGTATTTCTCTGCTGTTCTCTTGCTTATAGCATAATGAGAGTCAGGAGCATACTTTATTTGTGCAGTTGAAGTGAAGATCATCCTACAACGATATTTCACAGCCAAGTCTATTACATTCAATGTTCCAATCACATTTATTTTCAAGTCCCATCTAGGATTTATAGTAGCTATTCTTGGTTCAGGATTAGCAGCAAGATGGAAGACAACGTCACAATCTTTCAACAGTGTATCCAACTGGAACAGATCTGTCACATCACAATATTTCCAATATCTTCTAAGTTTTCCATCTCTGGGTTCTTTTATGTCAGCTATAATGACTTCATGTCCATCTTTCAAGAGTCTTCTAGCTAGATACGTTCCTATGAAACCTGAACCACCAGTTATTACAATTTTCACTTCAGACACCTCTTCACTACATCTACTACTTCTTTAGCTTCTTCCTCTGTCAACTTGTTGTGTATAGGTAGAGAGACTATTCGTTTATAGACATATTCTGCATTATGGTGTTGTGTGTGCTGGAAACACCAAGACTTTTGTAGGTGTACTGGCTTCCATGTAATTTTAAGTTGAATTCCTTCTTTCAAAGCTTCTTTCACAATTTTCAGTTGTTTCTTTCTTGGTACTAGTATTCCAAATAAGAAATAAGGATGGACACATGGATGGTATTCTCTTGGAACACACTGATATTCCACTGTGTCACCTAATTCATCTTTATAAAGAGAAGCTATTTCTTGTCTGTGCCGTAGAAACTTAGATAATTTCTTCATCTGAACAACACCTATAGCAGCTGAAGTCTCTGGCATTCTAAAGTTGAACCCTATTCTTGAATGTTTGTATTCCCATGGTTGTTTCTTCTTGTAATATCCTTGGTTCACTATTGCTTTCATCTCTTCATAGAAGATCTTATTGTCAGTTAATATTGCACCTCCTTCTCCTGTGGTAACTATCTTAGCTGAGTGGAAAGAGAAAGTAGTTATATCAGCAATTGAACCTAACCGTTTGCCCTTGTACATTCCACCTAATCCTTCAGCTGCATCGTCCACCACTACTAATCCTTCTCTCATCAAAAGATCATAGTCAGCAGATAGTCCTCCAACATCTGTTGCTACTATAACATTCTTCTCTTTCACTTTAGAGACTTCATATGGATCAATGTTCCAAGTATCTTTCTGGCAGTCAACTAAAGTGATCTTGTCAGCAAAAGGAACAGCAGCATTTACAGTTGCTATGAAAGTAAAAGTAGGAGCACACAATTTTAGTTCTCCCAGAAATTCTTTCAGGAAGAAATATACTGTCATCAATGCAGTAGTTCCATTGCAAGTAGCTATTGCATATTTTGCTCCTGTATATTGACAAAGTTTTCTTTCAAACTCTCTTACCAGTGGTCCATTTCCACCTATCCAAGTAGAATCTACAACTTCATTTAAGATTTCACGTTCTTCTTCACCAATATCTGGACAAGCCCAAGGTATTCTTATTTTGTATCTAGTACCCATTTGTCTCCTCTCCTCACATATCCTACTTTTTCAAGTTCTGACTCAGGAAGAACTCCTCTCTGAACATAATATTCAACTGGAAGATGATATTCTCCCTCCTTAAGAACATTTGCATGATAAATTTTGATGTATGGAAGAGCATAGACTTTGTATCCTAGTTTTCTTGCATTCTTACAAAATTGTAGATGTGGAGCAGGATTCTCCCATCTGACTCTCTTGAAGACTTCTCCTTTTATCAGTATGAAAGTACCAACAGAATCAAGTTCAACAGGTTTCTTTTCATCTTTGAATGGTGGATTCAAGGAGTCATAGACTTTACCATTCAAGACTACTTTGTCAAATCTATACCCATTTATTCTGAAGACATAAGTGTCAAAGAACTGTTTTGTTCCTTCAATGTAGACATAAGGAGCAACAATGTCTTTGTTCACTTTCACCATTTCCTTGAGGGTATTTCTCGGGACTTGAACAACATCAGTATCAGCAAACAGGACATACTCTTCATCTTTATAGAGTTCCTTGAATGCATTGCACAATTCAGCCACATACAATGAACTTCTAACTGGCATGTGAATAGGAAATTCTTCATACACTTCATACTTGTAGGAATGTTTCTTGTGAAAGTCAAGAATTATTTGTAAAGTGTTGTCCTTTGACTTTCCATAGATCCATACCCAACGTAATTTAGTTTTAGGATAATCCAACTTATTCATAGTTGCTAGAAAACGAGGAAGATACTTGGCATCATTCTTGGTCAATAGACAAATCATTATTCTAGGCCACTTCATTTCTTTTCACCTCTTTCAGAACAAGTTCCATTTCACATCTTGTTTTATTGTCTGGGAAGAAAGTAACTATCTTCCATCCAAATTTCTGATACAATTTCAAGGCAGCTTTATTTCTTGTGTCCACAGAAAGACATATTTTCTCTACTCCCAGTTCTCTTGCTATTCTTAAAATGTACTTGACATGTTCAGTCCCTATTTTTCTTCCTCTGTAAGATGGATGAACTACTATTCCAAATCTACAGTGTTTCTTGTTGGGATAGAATCTGTCCAAATATGCAAGAGAGATAATCTTGTCATCAAGTGTTCCAACAGTGAAGAGGACATTGTCAGTTGAAAGAATATTAGAGTAAGCAGTTTCTGCATCTCTTCCAAATCTATACCAATGTCTCCATGTTTCTTCATCCAGTTCATTCAGGAATTCTTTAAGTTTTCTCTTGTCTGTCAAACATGAGAATTTTACTCTTTCCATTGTTGAGTTGAAAGATGTTTGCAATATCTTCACCTTTATGCTATTCTCTTTAGTTTTTTCTTAGAAGTCCTGGGTATTTCATCTGCTATTTCTTTCAAGAAAGGTATCCAGTGTTTATCTATGGCTACATCCCATGTCTGTCTTCTTGCATATTGCAGTCCTCTCTTTGCATAGTATTTTCTCTTGTTAGGACTCTGATATGCTTCAGTCATAGCATCAGCAAATCCTTCAGGGTCAGGAATTGAAGACAAACCATTCAACTGAGTGTAGACATAAGTTGCAGGTTTCACCATCCAACCTGCTCTTCCATTGTCCACTCTTTCTATCAGTGCAGAGAAACCATTTACAATAACAGGTATTCCACATGCTTGAGCTTCTAGAACTGGCAGACAGAATCCTTCACGTCTTGAGGGAAGAACAAAGACATCCATACAGTTGTAAACTTTAGCCATTGAACTCTCTGGCAGTCCTAACACTGAAGCAGTATAGACATCATTCCATATTATCCACTTGTCAACATTCTCTTGTTTAGCAAGTTCTATCAGATTTCTTCCTCTCTCATTTGTTGGATCTGTATGTATGAAAAGTCTTGCATCTTTAACTGCATTTGGATTCTGTTCCAAGAAAATTCTGAAAGCCCTGAACAGACAGTCCCATCCCTTTCTAGGTTCATCATCATTGTTTGCAGCTACAACACCAAACAAGAAGAGATCTTTAGGAATACCAAAATGTTGTCTACATTTCAACTTGTCCATAGGTTTGAAGATATTTATGTCAACACCATGTGGGATATAAGTAGCATCTATTCCTGCTTTCTTCAACACTTGAACTCCATGTTTACTAGCTACTGCCACCCATTTATAGCTTCTAAATACAGACAACCATTTCTCTGGATAAGAATCATGATCAACTGGAGAATAACAGATAGAATTTTCTATCAATTCTGCAAACTTTCTAGACACCCAGAAATCAGCACACCAAACAGCAACATCACAATTTAATCTCTTATAATGGTCTCTAACAGTATAGAAACCAAGAGGATCATCAGATCTTTTCTGAACAGGCAATACAAACAGACCTTTGAAGTTGACTATTCCAGGAGTCTGAAGTCCATAGTAAGCTGAACAGATAACTGAGAATCCTCTGTTGAAAAGACCAAGAGCATTGTAATAAGTTACTTTCCCATAGCCACTACGGATATATGGAGCCACTGAATGCCACAGAATCCTGAGATCTCTCCAGTCAACTTTCTCTTTCTTCTGTTCAGGACCTTTTAGTTCTATTTCTAGTCTCGATTCTTTCATGTATCTCACCTGATGGAATCTTTAATCCTTTATCTATCTTCTTAAGTTCATAAGATGCTATTTCAGTGACATATCCACCTTGATGCTTCATTATCCAGACTTCAACTGGAAATTCTTGTCCTAGTTCATACTTGAAGTCAACAGTGAAGTTCTTGTGAGATTCATAACAACGTAGTGCTTCTTCTTTAGTCTTGTATATTTCTCCACATCCCTTACATCTCCAACCTTCCACTCTTTCTATTTTGTCTCTTTCTTCCATTCAAACAGACCTCCTTTTCTATATGTCTTGATTACTTCTATCTGAAAAGATTCAAGACTTATTTCACCTTTGTCCACACTAAATGTTACTCTGTTTGTCTTTCCTTCAACTATTGTTCCACAGAATGGACAGAAAAGAGTTATGTCTGAACCCATGTCATATATTCTAGCATGTTTCAATTCCATGAAAGCTTTACAGTTGGGACAACAAGGAAGAACAGGCTGTCCCAACACTGCTTTCAATATTGACTCTTTGTCTGAAGGAAACAATTCTTTGGGAATGTCAATTATTCCTACAAACTTGAAGTTGAAGAATTCAGAGGACATTTTCCAACTCCTTCACAGCTTTATCCCATGTCCAACGTTTAGCATTTTCAATTGCTTTTCTCTTTGTCTTTTTGTATGCTTGTTCTACTTCCATCAAGAATCTCATCTTTCTATACAAGTCTGGTACAGATATCAGACCAATTCTTCCAACATTTGTTTCCAGGAATTCATTGACTTTGACATACAATGCTCCATTGCCAAGTACTTCTCTACTTGCTCCATGTTCAGAAGCAATTACTGGTACACCACATGCTTGAGCTTCCAATGCTGGTAGACCAAATGATTCTGTGCCAGGAGAAATGTACACATCCAAAGTTCTCAAGAAGTCTCTCACTCCTTCTCTAGATAGTGGAATACCATGTAACTTTTGTTCAATGAACACTGGAGAAATCTTAAGTCTTCTTGACAGTTCCAGTAGGTCATAATGTCCTTCTGCTGATGCAGCTATTGCTAGTATTCCTTTTCCTAGTCTCTTGTAAGCATAAAATACTCTAGGCAATTGCTTTCTAATGTCATTTAGACCAATATATCCAAATCTGAATTCTCTCCACATTTCTTGTGTAGGAGTAAAGAAAGAAGTGTCAACTCCATGTGGCACTACTTCTGCTTTAATCCCTGCCTTCCTCAGAATTCTAGCAGAATACTTGGAAGGTGTAATCACTTTGTCAAATTTCTTTATCAGTTCTTGATAGTGAAGTGGAACATCTTCACCTTCATATGGCAAATACAAAATCTTCTCCATCCTGAAGTTCTTTATCTTGTCTCCTATTTTCTCTAGGAAGTAACAAGAATGGAACATAATTAATCTGTCAGCATCAGCTAATTTCTTGGCATAGTAATCCAATTGATAATTCTTCTTGAGTGGATAAACAGAGACATGTTCATTTAAAGTGATAGGCAGTCCTTCATAACCAAGTGAGAGACAGAAGAATTTGTGTTGCATTCTCATTGTCATTTCATAAGTCACAGTACCAAAAGAAGTACCCAGTAAAGGATAATCTGACAACCAGATAATCTTCAACTCTTCCACCTCTTGATTATCTTACAAAGTTTTCCTGTCTTCAAGTTGAGAGTTCCTGGAAGTATAAACTTAGCCATTTCATCCTTCACTATTTTCACTTTATATGGCAATGTGAACTTCTTAAGTTCTTCAATAGAACCCAGGAAGAGTTCAAGGAACAAGACATAGTCTTTACCGTCAAACACTAAAGTTGATCTCACTTTCTTCTTGTGATATTCTTCAGCAATTTGTTCTAAGATTTCCTTCTTTCCTTTCAACATCACTACATCAATTATAGCTGTTCCTGGAACAGGCTTTCCATTGTACCATGTTGTGAAAGAATAGAGTCCTATCTCACAAGACTTGTTGTTTTGAATAGCTTCTTTCACTCTCATCTTCAACTCTTCTATACTCAGTATAATTCTATTCTCTTTGAATCCTACTCTAGGAAATCTTTTGAGCATCTTTCTCACCTAGAAAGATGTCAAGTGTGACACTTTTCTTCTTTCGTCTTCTCTTCCTCTTTATCTTCAACTCTTCTTTCAAGTTCAGTGAATCCCAAGTGATACCTAGTGACTCCAACAGCTTCTCTATTTTAGGTCGTACTGTCTTCTCAAGCATTTTTGGATAGTCTATTTTTATCCATTCAGGAAGAGTAATTGTATTGTCAAAAGCTATTACGTCAATTTCCTCCAATACAGTTGGAGGTTTATTTTCAGTATAGACATAAGCTCTTAGTGGTTTAGAACCATAGTCATAGTTTGTTCCTAGATATCTATTGGCAAGTTCTGCTGCTTTCTTCTGTATTGAATTGACAGCATATGCTTTTAATGGTTTGGACACTGCTGATGGAACACCTATTACTTCTTTAGGCAATGTGTCATACTTGTTTAACTCCTGTTCAACTTCTTTCTTGATCTCTTCTGCACTCTTGCCACTCATCATCATATCAAGCACTTTCTCTTGAAGTTGTTTTGCAAATGCTGATGCATCTGACCTTTTAATTTCTAGTCCTTTAGTTTCTTTAGTCAGTGAACCATCTTCATGGACAATATATCCAAAGTATCTTTTCTTGGTGATGAAGAAGATTCTTCTGTAGATTTTCTCAAGTTTGATTCTTATGATCTGTTCTCCTTCATAGCCAAATTCTTTAAGTTTCTCTGGTAGTCCTCTGTTGATCTCTTCTTCCACCATAGTACCAATTTTCTTTGCTTCTTCAAAACTACTAGCATTAGTTGCAATGAATATGCTGTCAGTGTCACCATAAAGAGCTTCATAACCTAATGACTTAGCAACTTCTTCTGCAAAATGAAGCATTATCTTACCCATCACTGTAACAGCTTGAGCACACTCTCTTGAAGCTTGTCTTGATCTGTAAGCTAGTCCTCCATAGACTGCATTAGCCAATGTCTTGTAGACATTCTGTTTGACATCATACACTTTAGCTTTCTCAGGTTCTTTCTTCATGAGTTCCTTGTATTTCATTCTCAACTTAATGAAGTCATCTAGAATAGTAGGGAACAGTCCTCTTGGTTCTTTCCTGAATCTGAACACTTCTCCTGTCTCAGGATCAGTGAACTTGTAACAGTCTTCACTTTCTATTGGCAACCAAGAGAACTGGTCAATGTTAAATGTCCTAATGATGGAAGGATAAAGTGAAGCATAGTCCAATTGTACTACCCATTCATGCATTCCTTTCTTGGGTGGAAAGACATATGCTCCTCTAAAGTCCTTCACTTTCTCATGTTTAGAAGGCAGTGGATCTTTACTTCTTCTCAGACATTCTACATCTATCATTCGTTGAGTAGAGAATGCATCTTCAAGACGTACACCTACTACTTTTCTCAGTTCATCCAAGAAGGAAATCAATTCATTTTCTTTGTCTAGATCAACACACAACTCAACATCTCTTTTGTTGTATTCCAATACTAGACTTGGATTTGTCTTCCAGAGATAAACTATGTTGGTAGAAACAGGCTTTCCTTTCCAAGTCAACTTTGTCTTTCCAGACTTCAAGAAAACTTTGGAGATATATTCAAGACTGTAAGACTCCAACTGTTTTCGTGATATCATTCGGATCAAGTCTAACAAGTCAATTATGTTTCTTCCAGGAATCTTAATTGTCTTCTTGGAAAGATCAACTCCTCTTATTCTATACTTCTTTGTTCTTGGTCTACCAACACCATATCCTTTGTCTGATAAACTTGACAGTTTGTCAAACTCTTTAAGGACACCTCTTCTCTTAGCCTCATATCTCATACACAACAAGTCAAAGTCAATGTTATATCCAGTTAGAACGTCAGGGTCTCTGTCAACAATATAGTTAACAAATCGTCTCAACATTTCTCCTACAGTTGAACATCTTATTAACACCCAGTCCTTCTGTGACTTTATTGGCACTGGATTCTTTCTAACATACCAAGTATAATAGACTCTTTCATAACTGTCAAAGGCAGAGATACAGATTATCTTGTCATTCTTCCTAAGTTTCCCTTCATGAACAGGTTTGTCACTTAAGACTTCTATGTCCAAGTAGACAATTCTGAGAGGAATCTGTAAGTCTTCATCTATTGGCTGTAAACCTTTAGGTGTTATCTCTACACTGCTTCTTATTTTAGAGTCTATCAGAAATCTTAGTACAAATGGAACATCTGCTTCAAAAGTTCTATCTTCTCCATAGTAGTTGTACAGAATCTGTCTTAGTTGTCTGACTTGATCAGGGGTATAAGTCCACACTTTCCACAGTACACCCACATTGTCAAAAGAAACAAGTTCTTTCTTTGCTATTATGTCAAAAACAAGATGGAAGTTCTTAGGTACAAAGAAGTATGGTTTAAAGTTGGAAATCTTACATCTTTTTCTCTTCAGGTCTTCTGTTCTAACCCATAAGTAGATGACTGGATGATACTTCCTAGGATGTCCTTCACTCAGTCTTCTATCTTTAACTTCTTTCTTGTATTCTATTGCTGTCCATATTCCTTTCATTTTACACAAACTCCAGTCTTTTCAATTCAGGTTCTTTCTTGGAAGGATTAATCCATATCAACAACAAAACAACTCTTAGTCGTAACAGTGCACCATAAAAGCCACATGGACAAGTAACTTCCACCGCGTTTACAGTGGGAGGAAGAATCGTTTTATGTTCTTTACCACAAAAGGGACATTCCCAAGAAATTCCTTTAGCACTTGGAGTTACTGTCCTTGGTGTCCTTATTGTTGGTATTTGATGACGTGCTCTTGTTCTCAAACTCGGAAAGCGTCTTATCTTTGACACCATAAATCACCTTCTTCATCAAGTTCAGTCTTTTTCTTCCAATTCTAGGACACAGTTTCTTCCACTCTTCAGGAGTCATGTTACAGAATTCTTGGAAGGAAGAAATACGTGAAGCTATTTCATCAGCCATTTTTCTTCCAATGCTGGGTATCATACACAACATATCAGACCATATTTCTCTCAAGTTAGTTGCTTTCTTCTTTGGTATTGGTTTTATACTTGCTGCTTTCTTGTCTGATGCAAAGTAGAGAAAACTTAAGAATTCTACAAAGTCTCTATAGTTCCTTCCTGAACCAGGAATGATGATAATAGATATTCCCATGAGAGCTATTCTAGCTAGTGCACCAAACACTATTCTAGCTCTTCTAGCATCAAGTAAGAAGGCATCATTCCAACGTTCAATAACTAAGAAAGGTCTTTCACATGCTCTTCTCAGATTAAAGACTTGATTCCATATTCTCTTGTTACCTGACACTATAGAGTTGTAGAAATCATTCAAAGTTTTCCTTTCAATTATAATGTTGGAGAAAGCATAGTCACCTACTGGAAGAGGTACTCTTTCAACAAATATTCCCTTCTCTTGTCTCAATGTCTCTACAATAGCTTCAGGTTCATGTACATCAACTAGCATCTTTTGTAGACCAGAACTAGTAGAAGAAAGAGAGGAATTTATCTTGACTTTCTTTGTCTTAAAGAAATCGTTTACCTCTATCAAGTTTCCACCCTGCTCTTCTCAATACTTTCTGTTCCATCTTCAGTATCTTTCTCATTGCCATATCAAGACAACTGGCATTTATTGCTCCATAGACTGTTATGACTTCTTTCTTGTTCTTCTTTCTAGCTCTGATAGTGAAATAAAAGAGAGGCATTTACTTCTCCTCTCTGAGACGACAGATCTTGCACCATTCCACTAGTGATTCTGGCTTCAGTTTCCACTCTGTCCTGATGGGGCATTTCTTTCTCTTGTCCCATACACAAGGGTATGACTTCTTTTCTGTCATAGGATACCTCCTCAAGCTGGTTGTGCTTTGTTCTTTGGTAGATCTACATATCCTGTGTCTTTAGCTAACATCACTGTTACTATCTTTTCATCCTTTCCTGGCATTCTGTAACGTTGTATTCTTCTGAGTCTATGTCCATCTGGACCAAATGCTTTTACTTGATCTTTCAATGCCTTGTACAGACCAAACTGATATTTGACATAGTAAGTTACATTCTGTCCTCCCCAAGGATCACCTACTCCTAGATGATATCCTGGATTCATTGGATTTCTAGTGACATGATTAGTGATCAATATAGATACATCATGTCCTCTTGCAAAAGTGTACATAGCACCTAGAAGTATTTGCAACAGTGAAGTTCTAGCTGGTAGGTTCTGAGTAGTAGAGGGTATAACTGACTTTATTGGAACAGTTATAGAGTCAATGACCACCATGCCATATTCTCCAGAAGAAAGTTTCTGCCATATTGGTGATCTTTCTTTCCAGTCTTCTCTTTGTACAGAAGTACTTGGTAGTTTACCCTTTGTCTTTGCTATCTTGGTCTGTCTTTCTGTTGGAAACTTAGCAACTACAGATACTCTCTTGTCTTCTTGTAGTATTTCAAACTGTACACCAAACAGTCTTCCTAGAGTAAAGATGTCTGGCACTATCTCAAGTTCAATTTTAGGTTTGTCTGGTAGATCAGGCCAACGTTTCTTGAAGTAACCATAGAACATGTCAAAAGTGTTCCCTACGAAGAAAGATTCTGTGTCTAAGTAGAGGACTTTCTTTCCTAGTCCTCCATATTTTGGATCTCTAGTGCACATACATGCCAGTTGGAAACACAGCCATGTCTTACCCAAGTTAGGCATTCCAAATATCAGTAGAGGAACACCTGTTGGTACTCCTCCACACAATAAATCATCAAGTGTTTGACATCCTGTCTTTATGAATGCCATCCTACATTCCCTCCTCTTCCAGATATTCTGGTGCTTTCTTTCTAATGAACTTCAAGAACTCATACTTCCAAGTTGACTTCTTCTTGGATGCTAGGAATATGAACTTCTCTAGAATGTCTTTTGGTATTGGCACTGGTGATATCCATCTCAAGTCTCTAAGTTTCTCTTTAATCTGCTCTATTGCACTTTCTCTTTCTTCTTCACTATAAGTGGACAGTTCTGCTTCAGCAAGTCGTCTCTCTTCAATTGTTAGACCAGCTAAAGGATCAACCACTTTACCATCTTCTTTCACTTCAGGAACAAAAGTCACTGTCTTAGTCTCTAGTGTTGCTTGTTTAGTTTCCTTTTTCTCTTCAGTGTCTAGTTTAGCAGGTGGAGTAGATCCAAGTCTACTTTCAAAGTAGTGTCTTGTACTAGTTGATATTCCAAGTTTAGCTTCTATCTCTCTGTATGACAGACCTGCTTCTCTCAGTTTCTTTATAGCAGCACCAAAGTCTCTGTCTACTATTGGAAACTTCTGTAAGTCTTCCAGACAAGAGACAATTATTGCTTCAATGTCATCATAGTCAACTACTACACATGGAATTTCCATCTTCAGTCCTTTTTCTTGTGCTAGTTTTATTGCAGCTAACCATCGTCTTTGTCCAAGTATAATTTCATATTTCCCATCTGGTCTCTCTCTGACTATTAGAGGAACAGCTATTCCACCAAAATTGTCTATTGTGCTCTTCAATACATCCAATTGTACTTCAATGTTGGACTTTCTGATGTTCAATGGAGAGACAATTAGTTGGTCAGGAGAAAGAGTGAGGAACTTCCATTTCCTAGGATCCAACTTCTTCACCTCACTCTTCCCATTCTACTATGAACTCTTCAGCTTCTTCTGCTTCTGCAGGTCTAGCTTCTTCTACTTCTCCTTCAGGTTGGATTATTGGATACACTGAATATCCTTCTATTGAGAATCTAGGTTCATCTTCCTCTGTTCTAGTCCATATTCTAGGTCTACCAAACACTAACACTCTAGAGTATTCTCTGAATCCAAGTGGAAAGTCTTGTGGCAGGAATACTCTGATAGGCCAAGTGTAGTCACTTTCAGAGTCTGTCAATAGAATACTTCTTGAACCTGTCTTTGGATTAATGTTGGTATCTATTAAGTCCACATCTCCTTCAATCATTATCCATGGATCAGTTGCATTCTGACAAGACTGAACAGCTTCTTCCAATTTGTCAAAGGAATAGAATCTATCTGCTAGAGCTGTTCTCATCCACTGTTCAATGTCTATTTCTTCATCCACTACTGTGAATTTAGTGTGTCTTGAAGGTGTCAATTCAAAGTATGGTGTTTCCTGCTGTACAAGTGCCAGAAATCTTACTGGTACAAATGGCTTGTATCTGAACTTCTCTGCAGCTGCTCTCCACAGTTTCATTCTAAAGAGTCTAGGTTTAGGATCATTCTCTCTTTTTGCTATTCCAAAGACACTTCTAGTGAACAAATGTCCTGTCAATGGTTTATGATAGTTTGGATTAGGAACTTCTTCTCCTCTTCTGTTCTTTATTGTTGGTCTATCATCCAATGGCACTCCATTCTCATCCACTAGTCCTAGTAGTTTAGCTTCTTCTGGATCTTCTGCCCACTTGTTAAGTGCTCGTCTTTTCTTGAGTTCTATCAAGTCTACTAGTCTGTCACATCCAAGGATAAAACCAAAGAAATATTCTGGTTCTCTTCCTCCACCTCCAGTCAATAATCTTCTAAGTTTTCTTGCAAGTTGAATTCTGACAATTCTCTCATCAGTGATTCCTGACTTAGCTGCTAGTTCTTTTTGTTTCTTCCATAGTTCTCTCATTTCCTTCATTGATTTTCCTGTTTTCTTAGCCCATTTCTTCAAAAATTGTTCCAATTCCATTCTTCCTATTCCCTCCTTTTACTTTTAAACATGATTTCTCTTCTTATAAATATTTAGCTTGTAGGGATAGAGGATAGAAAGAGAAGATTTGGTACTTGGGAGAAACAGCAATTCTATCCTCCATCCTTTCTACCTAAACAAACTTAAGATCTCTTAGAGCAAGATACAAGTCTCTAAATGTCTGATCAGGTTTGAGTCTTAGACCACCATATCCTGGATGACCAGATGCTATAAATCCTTTTGACTGTAAGTGTTGAAAGACAGCTTGAGCTAATGTTCCTCTTATGCTTCCTCTCCCTGTCTTCACATTTACTACCACTGTTGTTATCCTGTCACGTTGTTCAGCTACAAATGCTAAAGTTCTCTCCAACTTATAGTCTGACTGGATTTTCCAAAGTCTAATTCCATTGTTCAATTGAATAGCATTTGACTCTTTTAGTATTCTTCTGTATTCATCATCTACAAACTTTCTAGCTGCATCTAAAGCTGGATCTTCCAGTATGTCTATTGGATCAGTAGCATTTCTCAAAACTGAATAGGCAGTGTACCACTTGTCAGGTATCTTACAGGCAGCATTTAAGGGAGCAGACAACTTAAGATAAATTGGAAACTTTCTCAGTTCTATTTTTCCATACTTCTCATACACAGTAACATAGTTTTCCAACAGTTGAGGAGTCTCTTTAAAGACTTCAGGTGGTATCAATTCTGGTTGTCCATCACCAACAATACCACACACTACTTTCCATCTATGTTCTTTAGGGATATAGTCTCTAAACAAGTTGTAGATTATCAAAGAAGTAGGAACTTCACCCCAAATCAGTTTGTATGCTCTCTGCCCCTCTGGTGGATGACCTGGATGATGATCAATACATAGTTTCCCTGGCCATTGAGGATTAGCTGGAACCATATCAACACAAGCATCTGGTGGATAGAACATTTCACCATCTATCTTTCTAGGCTTAATAGGCCATTCACCAAAATCTAATGGTGCCCATACTTTCTTTATCTTCAGTACAAAAGAGAGTAGAACACCAGAAGTTATTCCATCTGCATCATCATGTAAAGCTAGTTTCTCTATTGGTTCTACTTCCTTCTTCAATTGTTGATATTGTTTCCTGTCCAACATCCTTCCTACCTCCATCCTAATACACATCTCTTCCTCTATACTTCCCTCTTCCTTTATACTTTCCCTTGTATCTTCTTGTCCTACCTTTAGAATTTCTTGTCAGAGACTTACACAACCACTTTAGAGGACAATTCTTACAGTCAAAGTGTTGTCCATATTCTCCTAGACAATATTTGTAGGAGTTGCTATAAGACACATTTTCCTCCTCTACATTTTCCATAGATGCTGACATCTTCATCCTCTTCTTCTTTAGATTCTTTTTTCACAGTAGTGAGAACTTGAACACTTCTACAACGATCTCTAAATACCGTGATTCCTTTACACCCTAAACGGTAAGCCAACCAGTACACTTTCTCTACATCATGAGGTGTAGCTTCATAAGGCAAATTGACAGTCTTAGAGACTGCATTGTCAGTGTATTTCTGAAAGGCCGCTTGCATTCTAACGTGCCATTCAGGAGACACATCATGAGCAGTCATAAATAGACGTCTGATATGTTTGGGAATTTCTTCAACATCTTGAATACTTGTCTTGTTTGCTATCTTGTGTATTAGTTCAGGAGAATAGAATCCTTCTTTCACTGCTATCTCTTCAAACAATGGATTTATCTCTATCAGAGTATGTCCTAAAGATTTCTCTAGATTCCTCATGAGAACAATAGCAAAGAGAGGTTCAATACCACTTGAACAATTAGCTATAATTGAGATACTACCAGTAGGAGCTATAGCAGTTACACATGAGTTTCTGAGATATTTGTACCCTTTCTTCTTCCAGATAGACCTCTCAAACAATGGAAAGTTACCTTTCTCTTTCCCTAGTCTAACTGATTCTTTTCTTGCTTCTTCAGTGATAAACTTCATTATCTTCTCTGCCAAGTCAAGTGCTTCTTGAGAGGCATATGGTATGCCCAATAAGATTAACATTTCAGCCCAACCCATTACGCCTAGTCCTATTCTTCTAGTTGACTTTGTAAGTTCTTCTATCTGTTTCAAGGGATAATGATTAGCATCTATGACATTATCAAGAAATCTAACAGCTAGTCTTACTGTCTTTCTAAGTTTCTTCCAGTCTATCTCATAACCAGAATTCTTTCTCCTCAACATCTTCTTCAAGTTGATTGAACCTAGGTTACATGATTCAAAAGGATACAGTGGAAGTTCACCACATGGATTAGTTGCTTCTATTGGTCCTAAAGATTTCACACAGTTAGAATAGGACTTGTTTATTGTGTCAATGAACAATAATCCTGGATCACCTGTCTTCCATGCTTCTGTTATTAGAAGATCCCATACTCCTACCGCTTTTATCTTTCTCACAATTTTACCTGTCCTTGGATTTATCAATGGATATTCTTCATCATTCTCTAGTGCCTTCATGAACTCATCAGTTACAGCCACTGAAATGTTAAAGTTTTCAAATTTACCTTCTCTTGACTTGCATGTGATGAATTCAATTATGTCTGGATGATGAACAGAAAGAACTCCCATGTTAGCTCCTCTACGTTTACCTCCTTGCTTTATCTCATTAGTCGCTGCATCAAATACTCTCATGAAAGAGACTGGTCCAGAAGCTACTCCTCCAGTTGTTCTAACTACATCACCAGCAGGTCTAAGTTTAGAGAAAGAAAACCCTGTTCCTCCTCCTGTCTTGTGAATAATAGCTGCCCATTTAACAGCATTGAAGATTTCTTCTAGAGAGTCTTCAACTGGAAGAACAAAACAAGCTGACAATTGTCCTAGTGGTCCACCTGCATTCATCAGAGTAGGAGAGTTAGGTAAGAACTCAAAGTTAGTCATCATCTTGAAGAATTCTCTTTCTAGTCTCTTCACATATTTCTTGTCCTTGCCATACTTGTATTCCACTTCAGCTATTGTCCTTGCTACTCTTCTAAACAACTGTTTAGGAGTCTCTTTCACTTCACCATTTTCATCTCTCAACAAGTATCGTTGATAAAGGACAATGAAAGAATTCAGTGGTAGTTTCAAGTCATTCTCTACACCAACTTTCTTAGCAAAGTCTCTTGCTCTTGCTTTTCGTTCTCGATACAGGATAAATGCTTTGGAAGTCTTGTAGAGTTTGTTCTGCACTAATGTCTCTTCTATCATGTCTTGTATCTCTTCAACATGCAATACTTCTTTCTTGACTGCTTTTATCTTATTCATCACACCAGAGAAAACTTTCTCAAGAGTTTGTTTCTTGTATTCTCCTGATGCAAGTAATGCTTTCTTGATAGCTTGTTTAACTTTACAAGGATTGAACTTGACAACTCTATTGTTTCTTTTTCTTACCTTCATTCTTCTCCCTCTCCTTCAGCAAGATAAGACAGAGTAAAGAATAGTTAGCGAGATCTATAAGTGTATCTTCTAAAGACTCCATCTTGACTGCATCTTGCATGTCAGGATCGTCCATCTTTCTAGCCAAATTGTTTATTCTTGTCCATTTGTCACCCATTCTTACTAGACAACCTTTCCATGCAGGAATACCTAGTCTCTCACATTCCATGAAATTACCTAGTGGATTACCACCACCATATCCTTTGTTCTTGACTTCATGAATTTCACACATTTTGATGACAAGTTCATAGAACATTGGATGTCCATACTTCCAAATCTTTCTAAATTCTCTTAAGATTTCTTCCTTCTTCATCTTCCTACCCTCTCAACAGAAGTCCTATGATAAGGCCAAGTTCAAAACCAAATAAGGCTCCTATGAAGAGAGCAACTTTCACTTTTCTACTGTTTTCTTCTCTAACTCTCTTAAGTGCTCTTTCTTGACTTCTATTTACTCTATTCATCAGCTCTAGTTGTCTTCTTAGTTCTCGTAATATTGGATCTTCTTCTCTTTTTCTTTCACGCAAGGAAGGATTTAACTCTTCGCAATCACCAACCATTCCAACCAATCCACCACTTTAAATTTTAAACCTAATTGACTGATCAGAAGACTTAACATTATTTTAAAGTTTGTAGATGGAAGGGTTCTCCATTCTTGATCAACTGCATAAATTGTGTTTTCCTTTTCTACCAAATGGAACCCTTCTCCTCTTAATCCTTCTATCAGGAGTTGCAACAGTTGTCTTTTCTGTTCCTTGTTCAAGATCATCTCACTCACATTCAAGTGATCTTGCCATGCTTGTATGGTCTCTTTCTGTTTATTTCCATCTTTCTCCTGATGGCTTTCTCTATATCTATTTCTAAGTCTCCACACAAATGAAAAAGTCTGATGAAAGTGTCAGCTATTTCTTCTTCAAACTTTTCTTCCCAGTTCTTTTTCTGTTCTCTGTATACTTCTGCTGCTTCTGACAGTTCAGTTACTACAAGCATCAATGCTTCTAATACTCTCATCCAACCTTTTCTGTGAAATGTGATATAGAAACCATGTTCATTAGCTATCTTCTTGCATTCTTGTACCAGTTCATTTAATTCCAAGATACAACCACCTGAATAAAGTCTTTAACCAGTGTTCTTGGACTAGTCTAAATTCAGGTCTAGAGACAATAAAATCTCCTAGAGCAAACAGTCTTTCAAGTTCTGTAGTTGGTTCTGGTAGTCCCTTATACCAATGACCCATGTGAGACAAGATAATTCGTTTAATCCTTTTGATTCTAGCTGAAGGTACTTTAGCTCTCTTCATATATTCTTCAGCTACTTTGGCAGAGACAACGGGATGATGATCTCCTGTCTCAACTCTTCTTGAGACAACGACTTTTCTCATCACTTTTTTCATTTTTTGATAGACTACTTTCTGTTCTACTCTTGTATCAACCACTTTCCCTATGTCATGGAAATAAGCAGCAGTTAACATCTCATCTAGTGTGTCCTGATCCCACTGAAATTCATCACTACAACATAACAAGAACCAACACAATTTTTCTATATGACGTATCAGACCTTCAAGACCATGTTCATCTGGTGGATGATAATGTCCTGTCATTGAAGAAGGAATAAATCTCAACTTGTAGCCCCAGTCAGACAACATCATCTTGACAGCATTCTTTAACTTTGGATCTTTAATAATTTCATAGTACTTCAATTCACTCTAACTCCTTCAATACCTTTTCATAATCTTTGTAAGTGTTGATAGTAACCCATCTTCCTCGAAGTTTATAAACTTTAAGAAGATGATCACGAGCCATGTTCTGCCATACACATAGTTCTAGATCTCCTTTCTCTGGAAAGTACTTCTTGATAACTCTTCTCTTGAGAGCATAATGTCCACATGAAACCCAGTAAGAAGTAAATGGTTTCTCTTCAAATCTCAGTACTTCATTCTTGTAGTCAAAGTAAACAACACCATAAGGCAGTCTTGTCTGTTGAACTAGAATTGTTCCTCCTCTTCCTAAGTTCTCTAGAAGTTCATTAGGATCATAATCAACTATGTCATCTACATTCATGACATAAAGAACTCTAGCTGTTGTATACTGAAGAGCTTGTCTCACTGCACCACCTGTTCCTAGTCTTTCCTTTTCTATTGAGAAAGTGAAATCATCAGTCTTAGCTAGATAAGAATAGTGTTTGAGCATGTACTTGTAGTCTTGTTCATTAATAGCTACAACAACATGTTCAAAGTCATGAGCTAACAACCATTCCAACTGCAGTTCAAGAAGAGTCTGATCTTTAAAAGTTAGAAATGGTTTTGGAGTCATTACTTCTGGTTTCAGTCTTTTGGCCCATCCACCAGCTAATATAATTGCTTCTTTCAAAGTACTTCCTCCACTTCTTTCCTCCATTCATCCCATATAGAACGCAAGTAAGGAGAAATATAAATTTGCACTGGATTACTTCTACTTCCCCTTTGACTACGTGTCAGATATTTTGAACTAGAAGCATATGTTAGAATTGTTCTTGACACCATACGCATATCAGCAAAATCTTTCTGTTTACTTCGAACTCTTAAACGATAAACAAGATCAATTAAAGGTGTCTTATATCCACCAGTACGAACTATCTCTTCAACAAGAAAGAGTTCTTTCTTCTTCATGTCTGCTGTTATCAAGAATCTAGAGAATAGTTTGTTCACAACTTGATAGTCTTCTGGCAACACTTCACTTCTACCGTTTATCCTTGCGTGTCCTTCAGCAAGTGAATCTATCATCTTCAGAAGATTCTCAGGGAATTTCTTGAACTGTCTAAGTTTCTGATACAAGTCCATTCTTTCAAACGCATCAACTGTTATTCTCTTCATTGGACCATAATATGGTTCTACTCCTACCTTTTTCACTCTATCACACCATTCAAGAATTACATTCCAGTCATCTTTAATTGACCTCTGGAATGCTAAGTTCTCTCTTGTTTCCCACTCTTCTGGTCTCATTAGTGCAATACAAGTTAAACTTCTTCTGTCAATGAATTCTTCATATAGACTAGTAGCTGATATCTCTTCCCAGTCAGAAGGAGTGCCTGACAACATAGCTTTCTTTGGTATTTCTCCTAGTTTAATCTCAAGTGAACCACCTTCAGAAGTTAAGTCATCTAAGTGAGTTGTTTGAGTTAGACCAGCAAGGAACTGTACAGAAGTTAGTTTAAGATAATGAGTAGTTGCTCTAGACAAGTCTTCTACAAATATTAGTTGAGCATTCTTCAGACGTTCAAATTCCATACTACTTCTGTGATTTTTCAAAGACTTCTTGTGTAGTTTAGCTACTCCAGCAGGTGTAAATCTGCCTGTCAGTATAAGTGGGTGAAGTCTTTCACCATACAGCTTTATTGCTATCTTGTCAGTTATTGTCTTTCCTGTTCCTGAGTAACCAAACTTCATAAACAACCATCTGGAGTCAGTAGCTACATAACATGAAGTCAGGAGAATAAGAGAAGACCAGAAGAGTCCTACTTCATCATAGTCATCATAAGCTGACTTGAGAAGATGAACTGTCACAGGTGAACTATTCAGTTTCAATTTTAATTACACCCTTTGAGAAGAGTTCATCCAAGTTTATCTTAGTAGTTACTTCATCAGCTATCATAGAAGAACTACCAGAAGAGCTTGTAGTACCAAAAGTTGTCACTATTGAAACAGTTCCTGAGTTCACTCCTGCTGGACCAAGATTAACTGGATACCATAAAGTTGAACTGTAAGAGTATTCTGGAATTTCTAAGTCTGCCTTCTTATCTCTTAGAGAAGGATTAGTGATCTCCACTCTCTTACCCTCCTGTGCTGTGGTCTGAAATATGATAAGTGGGAGGAGTAGTTCTCCACCATTCCCATTGCTCTGTAGGAAAACTTTCTTTAGATTCCAATTGTTGGAGCTTAAGTTCTATTCGACTGACTTCTTGCTTCAGACGTTCAATTTCTTGCACTAACTTTTCCATTTGCTTTTGTAAGTAGGACAATAGAATTGTGCCATGTTCTTTACTAATGAAGAAGTCTAATGGAGTCTTTATCTCCACCTCATAGAGAACTCCTGGTTGAAACTTACCTGACAAATTCTTAGAATTTCTTATACAGAACTTACATGGTTCACTTACAGGTCTACCTTTGTCATCAGAATAAACACATTCACTGCAACTCATCTGCCAATTCCTCCAAGGTAACTTCTCTCTGTTTCTTCTCTTCCTTCTTTATTAAGTTACCATCTTTGTCATATGCTTCCAAATCTATTATCTCTCCCTTCCATTCAACAAATCTAAAAGGCAAATACTTCTTTCTCTTCAACTGTCTGATAAACTTTCTCTTTGCAAGTTCACTTCGTTGTGCTCTCAAGATATCAGGATCACCTTTAGGTGGTATTATTTGTAGATCTTTATCAAACTTGAGATTACAGTGAGGACATTTGAAGTACTTGTTCTTTCCACTCCCTTTTCGTTTCAACTTCTGTTTACAAACAGGACATAATTTCTTCATACTATCGCCTCAGAGAAGGATTAATATTTAACAGTCTTTTCAACTCTTTCTCTAGTTTCTGTTTCTTCTGCACTAACTGTGTTAGTTTCTTCTCAGCTTCACTTATTCTTCTTCTCCAGAGTCTAACTTCATACTTCATTGTTTCTGCTTCTTTCTCTAGTTTCATTGCACCTACTTGTGCTGTCAAGAGAGAATCTTTATAGTCCCTGATTTCAGTCTCTACTTTCTCTATTGCCTCTTCCAACTTCTTTATCTCCTCTTTCAAATGTTCAATTATCAACTTGTTCTCCTTCCATGTCTTTTAGTTCTCTCAACAGTTGAACTAAGACTTCTCTTGCAACATCCTGTCGCCTTTCTTTCCAACTTCTCCAATATTCTCGTGATTCTTTTAAAGTTCTCCAGTTGAGGTAAGTTCTGACAAGAGCAAATATGAAGTTTAAAGTGGCAACAACTAAGGTGCAAATCAGAAGGGTTTCGTACATCTTTTCACTTTCCCTATCAACATCTTTCTTTCATTGTCCCATTTGACATCTACATCTTGAGGAGGAATATTGTAGTACTTCAAGAAATGTGAACAATAAAAGATATTGCAGTATCTCTTGCCTGAACCAGAAGGTCTAAGTCTAAAGTCAAGTGGATTAGAAGATGGTTTGATTCCAATTAAGTTATTCTTGGGATCAAAAAGAAGTTCCACATATTTCTCTTTGAAGTGTTCCAACTGTGTCAGAGGAAGAACTATTCTTCCATTGCGTATCTTAAGTTTGTCTGGAATTATTCTGACTTTAGGTTGTATTCTTATGAAAGAGTTACTTCCTTCCATCTTCTTCTCTCCTTGAATTCTCTGACTATTCTATCTATGTCATGTTCAGGAGGTCTAACACCTACTATTCTTCTAAGTTCCTGTAGGGACAGACCTCCTGCTTTCTTGTCTGTCTTGAGACCAATGTTATAAGTTACTCTTGGATCATCTATGATCTCTATTGCTTCTTTGTCCCAGTAGAATCTGACAATAGGTGCACCTATCTTTGTTATTGGATAACTTCTCTTTTCAGCATATCCTAGACGCTTTACAAAACAACCAGTTGTTAACCAGTGTTGTTCATGGCAAGTCAAGTAGAAAGAGTTTCCTACTCTTCTGACAGCATAATAAGTCTTGTGATCTTTGTATATTTGATGAATGTGAGCATGTGCTATCAATGCTGTTCGTAAGTTTTCAAATATCTTCTTCAACTGTGTCTCTTTTCTGATAGTTGCTGAAGTGTAACCATGAATAGCATAGACAGGATAGAACTGCTCAAACTCTTTCTGCTTAATATGAACAACAAACAATTGTCCTCTTTCTGGCCCAGGCAAGAGAGGTTTGATTCCTAACTTAGCTGCAATTATTTCTGTCAGACAGTCTGTTCCTTTAGTTGCTTTCCAGAATCTCTCTTCATGATTTCCTTCAAGTAAGACTATAATTCTATCCTTGATAGGTTCTAATAGTCTGATGACTTCAGTCAATTGCATTGCCACTAACTGTTTCTCTGATGCACCATAACGTGACAGAGCAGCCATTTCAACATAGTCACCCATAAGAACTACTTTGACATTTGGATGTTCCTTGATGTACTTGACATATTCTAGATATTGCTTCTCTGAGAAGTAACCAGAACCGATATGAAAGTCGCCCATGAAGACTATTTCACCATAAGTACATCCTTTCTTAGGCTTCAGTTCTATCACTGGGATTTCTGCTTCCATTTCATCAAGAGTTATACCTGGCAAGATATCTCTTATCATGCTAATTTACACCTTGTTTGCCTGGATTACTATTTCAAATGAGAACTCTACAAACTCAGTAGGATAACCTGTTTCCAGATACAATACTATCTCTCTAACTTCTTGTGGATTTATTACTGAACCATTGTAGTTCCAAGTCAGATTAAAGTAGGAAACAGCAATGTCTGGTTCCCAATTCTGTGACCACATCTCAAGAGTAACAGGACTATTTCCTTCATTTCTCAAGTAAATAGTGTAATTGTAAGTATAGCCTGCTATCAAGTCAGTCCAGTTAATCAATGTCAGTTTGTTGATACATTCTGGTTCTGAGTAGCATTCAATTCCTAAAGTTATGATTCTACCTGTACTTTCAAGATGTTTTAGAACTGGTCTTAAAGTTAAAGCACCCAAGAGAAATGCAGCTAGACAGACAAAGAATATTGCTAAGATTTCTTTCCTCCTCAAAATCTCACCACCTGAAGAAATTGAATAATGTCCCAAATGAAGTCAATACCAAGAGCAATGACAGGAATCAGACGAAAGACAAGATCATATTTAGGTAGTCGTAAGCCAAGTTCTTCAAAGATGATCAAGCATACTAGAAGAGCTGCAAAATGACCAATTACATTTAGAGGAAAAGGAAGATGATACATTGCAATTGGATTAAGTTCAACTCCAATTCCACTCTTAACTGCAAAGTCAGTTAGAAGGAAATTTACAGAGGCAAAGAAAGCAGGAAGAATTCTTGTCAACCACAAGAACTTTCTCATTTGTACCTCTTCCTCCTCAATTTTCTCTTTCTTCTATTCCTACGTTGTCTCTTTTTCTTACTCTTTTTACTTCTATGTTTTCTGCTCATTACCATGTTCTCCTTCTACGTTTCCATGGTTGACCAGGCAACTTCTTCTGGAGTATTCTCTTTTTATAAATGTTTCTTACACGTTGTTTGGGATTCTTCTTTTTCTTTCGGAGGAATACTTTCTTCTCACCTTTCTTGTTCTTACGTTCATGTTTGACTTGTGGTCTGTGACCAGGCATGTCTCTTACTTTACCAGCTTTAGCAAGACTACCATGTGTTGGCATTTCACTTCCTCCTACTTGGTCTTATATCTCCATTCTCCTCTGCTTTCTTGTCTTCATACGGTGCTAATATTCTTCTGTAGAACTCCAATTTAACACTTTCTAATACTTTCAGTGCATTTGATCTTCTTTCATAGTTGCCTCTTCCATAGACATCAACTAGTATTTTGTAGATGACATAAGTTACAACTCCTGAGTTTCTAGTACCTGAACTGGTCAAGTTTACTAGATTAAGAATAAGACCATCTAACCACTTTGCTAGATGTCTTCTTATTTCTCTTTTCACATATGGCATTGTTAATACTCTCACAAGACTTTGTCTATCAGGCCAAACTTCAATGCTTCTTCTGCTGACATCCAATAGTCTTTCTTTCTTACTAATTTCTTTAAAGTTTTCAGCTTCTTTCCTGTTCTCTCTGCTAGAATTCTTAGAACCATCTCATTCAGTTTTGCTACTTCAGTTGACTGTTCCTGTAATTCTGTGCACTTTCCATATTCAAATGCTCCTACTTCATGGAGCATGAATCTAGACCACTTGTGAGCTATTCTCTCACTTCCTGCTTGTAGGATAATTGCTCCTGCTGATGCTGCTAATCCTCTCACTTCAATTGTTACTTTAGCACCTGAGAGAACAAGAGACCTGATAGAGTTGTACACTAGAAGAGCATGATAAACTTCTCCACCAACTGTGTTGAGAATTATCTTGACATGTTTAGGTTTCTTCTCTTCCAGGATCAGACATTCTTTTGCTATTCTATTGCACAACTTCTCATCCAATTCTCCATGTATCACAATAATGTTCTTTTCAAGTAGATCTCTTTCTAATTCAACTGAAAAAACTGAAGTTGTTCTATCTTCCTCCTCCTGAAAATCCCAGTCAGTCATCCTTCTCATCTCCTTCTTTTAATTCTCTCTGGAGGAATCGTATAAAGGTTCTTTTAGAGGAGAAGATAATGTTAGAGTTACCAAACAACCATAGAGGAATACTTCCACCATCCTCTTTGTTCGTATAGATGACAATAACAGGTTTCCTGAGAATTCGATATGCAAAGAATATTTCCATGCTTGTTCCAACTGACAGTCGAGGAATGTAAGCTAGTAACATGTCACATTGAGCAATATCTTTCAAGTCATCAGTAATGACTTCTTCAGCTATCTCACGTTTCTCCTCCTCTTTCTCCAAATCTCTAAATGTCATGTGTTTACCTCTGAACTTTACCTGTTCTCTTTCCCATGGATCATGTATCTTGAACTTACTTGAGACTCTTGTCAGTTCTTCTTTCAAGATTTCTCTGTACTCTTGTTGCTCTTCTACAAAGGAAATAGGACCAGCTAAGTAGACATGAATTTCATCTTTTGTTCTCAACAACTTCCTTACTTGTTCTGAGTCTCTCTGTCTCCTCTTCCTAAGAATCCTTCTTAGAGGGATTTCCAATTTCCTTCACCCACAAGTATTTGAAGGGATACCATACTTTACCAGACCAATGAGTGTAACCACATAATGGACATTCTTCATCATGTTTCTCATCAGAACAGAACTCTGAATCTCTAAAAGGTTCAAATGGTAACTTTGTTATCTCCAACCAACACATCCAACAGACACCTAAGTCAGGTGGATACTCTTGCCATTTTCTAGCTGCTCTTTTTCGTTTCTCTGGGTACTTGACATACTTCTCACGTTCTTTACAGATCTTTAGGAAATAGTAATAACTGTCTCTCCAACGTTTAGGTATCTTCTTTTTCTTCTCTTTCTTTAGAGATGGGTTTATCAACTTATTTCACACTCGGGTTAGAAACTCGGAGTGACAGTATCTTCTTGAGGAGTTCAATTTCTTTCTTGAGGTTCTCTATCTGTGTCCTTTTAAGTTCTATCTTCTTCATTAGGTTCTTCTCATACTTTTCAGCTTCTCTCTCCAAGACTTCTTTGTTAGTTGTATAGGGACAAGTGAAAGAACAAGTTCTACAAATCAAATCATCTATAATTGTTTCATAGGTAATTGTTCTAACTCTTGTTAGAGTATTTACTCCACAGAATGGACATTTAATTTTTGTCTCCACTGGCAACAACCACCACAACAGACTTTCTTCGTTTTCTTGGTCTGACTGCCATGACTTGAACTTGTACGGTGTCTCCTTCTTCAACTTCTATACCACCCAAGTTGGGAAATGTTTCTATTCTGTGCCATTTGTTCTTGACATATCTATAAATTGGTTTCCTATTCCAGACAATTCTGAATGGTCTATACTCCAACAGTCTTTCAATGTATTCTCGTGGTAAAGTAATCTTGGTAATAACAATGTTCTTCTCATCTGGTAGTTTACGTTTCTCTTTAAAGTAAGCTCTTAAGATTTCTCTCAGAATATCCCTGTACTTTTTTTCAAGTTCAGTCAGTTCCCTCTCTAGATCCAT